CGGCGCCGTTGCCCACGTTCGTGATGTGGGTCAAACCGATGCGGTCGGTATGCATGATGATATCAGTCGGTCCGAACGCGTCCGCATGCGGGATCGACTGGATCGTATTGATCAGCTGGTGGACCGCGTCCACGCTCATGCCCCAGGAGTCGTTGAAGCCCGAGATGCCGAGGTGGACCACGTCTGCGCGGATCGGCGAACCGACGCCCGTCTTGTTCGGGTCCTGGATATAGTCGAGCAGGCTGTGCGTGCCGACGATCGGCCTCGGGACGACCCAGTACCGGGTCGAGGACGTCCCGTTGGCGAAGGTATAGGTGTCGGACGATGCGCTCTCCGCGGTCGAGCCGCCGACAGCGACGTTATACTCGGTCACAACCTTTCGAGGGTTCGCTGCAACAAAAGCGGCGAGCAGTGCAACGGCAGGCTCCCACGCGCCACCCTGGAAGGAAGGGTTCTTCGTGGCCATCGAGTCGCCGGTACCGAGCCAAATGACCTGCGAGAGGTTTGCACAGCGCGGGAACGACTGCGGGCCGTGAATCTTCTTGTCGATCATGCCAGGCGATGGCGAGCCGAGCGGAGCGGCCTGCTTGTCGATCGCCAGGCCCCCTTCGTCATAGGTCCAGACGACCGCGCCATCCGACGTCCACACGGTCCCGTTCAACGCAGCGCCGGGATCGGTCTCGCAACGGGCCACATAGTCCTGGCGCGGGGATCCCGCACCGACGAACCCGGGCGCGAGGAATGCCCTGTATGCGCCGCCTGGGAAATGCACAGCCTTCAGGCCTGCATCCCAGGCAGCCTGGCCAGCGCGCGCGAGCGCCTCCGAATCGTTGGTCCCCCACTTCACGTCGACCGGCATGTCGTCGATCATGTATGGGATCGTCGTTCCGACCTTGATACTGGTCGCGGTCGGCACCTCCGTGATCGTTGCCATGAAGGCAAGCCGCCCAGTTGGCGGCGCATAGACCGTCACGTTGGTCATGTTGTTGGCGAGCCAGCGCGGCTGCCCCTGCCCCTCGATCACCAGGATTTTGCCGACGTCCTGCTGCGTGGGCGCAGGGATCAGGATCGACCCGGTCTCCGCCAGGAGCAGCGTCACGTCGGCCGCGGTCACCTCAAGGATTGCATCCGACCGCCACTTCGACACGATCGCGACCAGCTCGTAAGCGCCGACCTGCAGGTGCATGCGCATCCCCACCATGTAGGGCTGGAATGCGATGCCCTCGTTCAGCACCGGCACGATCGACACCTGCGCGGTCGTCGAGTTCAGCTGCGCCAGCGTGATTTCGCCCGTGTAGAGCGCGAGGCTGATTGTGGTCTGTGATCCGCCCGCAACAGTCCCGCGACCGAGGAACCGCACCGCGTCGCCGACCGCGCCATAGGCAGCGTCAGTGACCATGACCGCGTTGGTCGGTCCCGCATCGGATGCTGGGAGGACCGGCAGCCCGTTGATGTCGATCCGTTTCGCCCGCAGATAGCCGATCGACTGCGCCCCATCGGGATCAAACCGCGCCAGCATGTGGTCGCCGGCAAAGACCGGATAGAGCGAATCCGGCACCAGGCTATCTGCCTCGGATACGGACCAGCCGCCAATCGTCAGCATCAGCGGGGTGACCGATGCGACGACGAGCGACGCCGTAACGGTCAGAGCCGCGATCGTGGCGTTCATCGCGTAGAACCGACCCGACCAGTCGATCGCGACCACGACAGCGTTGTTGATCGAGACGGACCATTTGAAATCCGGGGCCAGGTCCTCATCGAACGTCAGCCCGGACGCCAGGCCCAGCGTGGTCAGCCCGGTGGCGTATCCGCCGACGACCGCGATGTCGTCGGCATCCTGCACCGCCATGGTGCCGTTGGAATTCGAGAGCGGGAACCGTTCCCATGCCGTCCCGGAGAATACTGCCTGGTCGCCGAGCGCCCATCCGGTCTCGCCATCGAGGTTCGTCGTGCCTCCGACGCTGACGCCCCACACGTGCCCCGTGGTGCCCACGCCCGACGCCAGCGCGGGCGTGTTCGTCGCAGCGTTCCAGAACCCCTGCCAGACCAATGCCTCGGTAAAGCCGCCCGGCACCTGCGCAGGCTGCAGCTTGCCGCCGGCGTCGAGGGACGCGATCCCGTTCGGCTGAGCCACGGTCGACTGCTGGACCGCCCCGACGACCCGCGCATCGTCGCCGGCCGCTACCGTGCCTGCGGTCACCCCGACGTCACGCGTGGCCGACGTGCCCAGCCCGTCGACGTCGTTGTGGGTGAGGACCACCGCGCCGGTTCGCCCCGCCACAGAGCGAACGTCGGCCGACAGCACGCCCGCTGTTTCGGTCAGGCCCGGCCCGATATCAGCCTGGCCAGCGGTGCCGCCACCCAAGTTTGCCCATGCCGCAGCGGCATTTGCCACATCGGCCAGGTTCTCGGACGCGAGGAGCCAGCCGCTATTATCGACAGTCCACACGCCCTCGCCGGCGTACGTGAACGCGGCATCCACCCCAGGCAGGATCGGATACGGATCGCCCGCATCCATGTCGGCAAACCGATACGCGATCGTGGTCTCGTCGATCGGGGGATAGACCAGCAGCGTGTTGGCGCCGAGGTTGCGCACCCGCTGCCGCTGCCTGCCGCCGTAGAACGACAGGCGAACGCCCGTCGAGAAAGCGGTCGTTTCGACGATGCTGGTCTGGGCGGTCAGCACATACGCGCCGAGTTGCCCACCAGCGGTCGCGACGATCCCATGCTCGACGCCGGACTGGATCGGCGGCGCCTGGGTCGGGAATGTGATCACGAGTCTCATGTCGTCACCGGCCTGTCGACGTGGATTGTCACCGTTTCCGAGTATGCGACCTGCTCGCCGATCAGCGCGCGGAAATCGACGTTGACTGGTCCCAGGGGCCACAAGTCGGTCGGAGCCTCGATCGTGGCCACGGACGGCTCCGCGGTCTGCTCGATCGGCAGGTCCGCAACGAGGTCGCCAAGCGGGGTGCGCGCCTGCGCGGTGAGAACCGCGTTCACCAGGTCGAGCGGTGCGTCGTCGTCGTCGAGCGCGGTGATCTGCACGACCAGCGTCTCGCCCCGCTTGATCCGGATTGCTGTCGACGCCGCGATCGGCCAGTCAGTCGAGCCGGATGCGCCCGGCGACAGGCCCGTGCCAGCGACCACGTTGACCATCTGGACCGACAACGTCCGGCCGCTCGAGGACGTTACGGTGACCGTCACGGTATAGGTCTGCCCGTCGCGGCCGCCCGCCAGCATGATCCCTGCGTACTGGCCGACCACGGCCACGTCGGCAGCCGTCATGTCCCCGGCGGTACCGGACGGCGAGACCAGCGTGACGATGTCGACGATGGCGTCGTCGGTGTACTGCGCCAGCAGCAGGCTGCAATCCAGCCACCAGTCGACGACGTCGAGCGTGCGGCGGTTCGGCAGCCGGATTTCCAGCGCGGAGGTCTGGATGCCATAGCTGCCAGGAGGGATGTGGTTGGCGAGGTTGATGGTCCTCGCCGCTGTGGGGATGATCCGCGGGTCTATGGCCATCGGCTCAGCCGTACTCGAACAGGATGATGCGGCCACCAGCGCCGGCGCCACCGTTGCGCGCAGGCTTTGAATCCGTTGCAGCAGCGCCACCACCACCGCTGCCGACCCCGTCGGCGGCGACGCCGGGCGCGTCCGACTCGTTGTAGCCACCGCCGCCCCACGGCCCTGATCCGCCGTTGCCGCTGACCTGGCCCGCCAGCGTCGCGGGCGTGAGGATCAACCCCGAATCGCCTGGCTTTCCGCGCGCCTTCGCGATCTCGACCGCGCCGACTGCCGTGCCAACGGTCCCTGGCACTCCGCGCGCCGCGACGCTCGCCACGTTGGTGCTGAATGACAGACCGCCGCCGCCGCCACCTGGCGCAGTCGCTGCCCCTGCTGTCGTCGTGCCGCCGGCGGTGCCGTTGGCCATGCCCACGCCCCCAGCGCCGCCGGCGCCGACGGAATAGGCCTGTCCGGACAGGTACGCGCGACCGGCAGTGAATTCCATATAGGAGCCGGATGCGCCGCCCCCGGCTGCTGCGCTGTCGCCTACAGCCGTGGCTTCCGTTCCGCCTCCACCGCCGCCGCCGCCGACCAGGATGCAGTGGACAAGCTGCGTGTCGGTCATCAGCGTAAACGTGCCGGATGCACCCGGGAGCAGGGATACGACCCGGAGGAGGCGACCGGGATTGAAGAGCACCCGCAGCGCGTCCAGCACCTGGTTGAGGTCCGGCTTGTCGAGCGAGATGCCAGCGGCCGCAACGATCGCGACCAGCTCCTCCTGCACGATGTTCGCCCAGTCGACCGTCAGCACCGTGGGACGGACGCCGTTACCGGGATCCCCGCGGCCGAAGAACCCTGGCACGCCGGCCGCGAGGAGCGCCGGCATGGATGCTACGGCAGAGGGATCATCAACGCGGAACATCACCATCTCCTGTTGGCGTCGGCGGCGGTGCCATAAGCTCAGTCTTGCGAGCCGAGCCGGACGATGATCCGACCCAATAGCTAACGACGGTCCCGGCCATCCCCGCGAGCGCGCCCAGCAGCACGTTGGCCACATTCTCCGAGCCGGGCGGAGCGGACTGCGTCAATACGATCGCCAGCGAACCGCCGAACAGAAACAGCACGATCGCAGACAGGACCGCCGCGAGGATTTCACGGCTTACCATTCAAACACCGCCATGACCTATCGATCCTTCCCGTTGATGTCCAAGCTGGCACATTCATGCCTGCGCCTTTAATCGATCGTGATGACCTTATAGTCCGTTCCCGCCACCCAGGCCGAACCTGTCGTCAGCGCGACCCATCCCATGCAAGAGCACCCTGCGGGATCGGTGGACCAGATGATTTGCCCGATAGAGTGCCAGCCGGACGACGGCGCAGCGGATGCGTAGGTGACACGACTAAATGCCGACGATCCAAATGCCTCCGGATTGCCGATAGCGGGGTTAGATGTTGTGTTAGCCAGCCACCACGCGTTGCCGGCTAGTGGCGGATATACGCCGATGCCTTGGTTGGCTGATGACCAGCTATCCAGCTGGGCGGTAAAAGTGGAGAACGGAGACCCGCGCAGGATGTTGCCGGACATCAGCCACGCAGAAGACACCGCGGTGGTGTAGCAATTCTCCATCACGTTATCACGCAACGTGAGATCGCCGCTGTAACCCCACAACAAACAGCGTGCCTCGCTGTAGGCATTGGACCAAGCGCCCGTGCTCCCGGACCGGCCGGGGGAAACGCCGTACGGGTCTACATTGATACGGTTCCCGCTGATCTCTGGGCTTGCCACTGCGCCAGACCCGAAGCCTGCGATCCCGTACTTAATGGCATCATAAATAGTATTATTCTTGATGACTGGGGACGCTTGTGACGTAGACGTGCTGGCGTCGTTGATTACGATACCCTGGCCCACATTGTTGATGCTGTTGCCCTCGATCCGCGCACCGGGGGTATTGATGCTGATGATGATGCCGCTGACCGGGCGCATCGCTGCATCCGGAACGGGCGGGTCGATGAGTCCATAGACACTCATCATCGTGCCGTATCCCCAACCGGAATAGGTGTCAGTGGCCGGCAACGTACGGCTGCAAATGTTGTCCTTGACGTTGATACCACGCGCGGGCGGAACTGGTTGTGTAGCTGTCGTCACGTCCGTCAGATTGTAGTCCCATGGTTTCGCGAAATACGCCGTCCCCTTGATTGGCGCGCCGGGCAGAACATTCCCGACGTTCGTTGCTCCGATGAATGAGATTTCGACGATGCAGTATCCCGCCCCTCCATCGAATGGCGCACGCGATATGTTGTCGGTCGCCGTGTTCCCGGTCACCAGAATATTGCCGATCTGGTTGATGCCTTCCAGCGACGTTTCGTAGACCCGGATCGGTCCGATCTTGTTGCGGCGGAACTGGTTATTCGCGACGGTGACCTGCCGACCGCCAAGGATGGAGACGCCAAGAGTATCCTCAAAGATGTTGTCAGCTACAACAATCCCCTCGCGAACCGTGCCCTGCGCGTTGATGTAGTCCGCCTGATGCAGCGCCACGCTGTCGTCGTCTGACCGCTTGAACGTGTTCCCGATGATCTGGACGTTAAAGCATGATCGGCACCGCGCTTGGTCGCGAACAACAAGATCGAACGATGAATTAGACAACGCGAATGCCCGATGACTCTCCATCTGCATTGCCATGAACGGCAACTGATACCAGTGCGTATCGCTGATTGTCACATTTTCGAAGTTGGCCAACTGCAACACCGACGCGCCGATGTTGGCGCGACCAAAGTCGAGTAGCCCACGGAACTGGATGGACTGGATTTCCAGCGTGCCAGATGGCGCGGAGGCCGAGCCACTCGTGCTGTCAAACATCGGCGTCCAATCGCCGCTATTGTAGGTCGAACTGGTGCCCCCGTCATACATCAGGATTGATGCGTTGCGACCCGCGCCGAGGATGCGCTTAGGTGTCGCTTTGCCAGGGTCTAGTTCGGACCCGATCCAATAAATGCCGGGCGGAACCCAGATGGTTGACCCTGCATCAAGAGCTTCCTGGAAAGCCGCTCTATCGTCGGTCGCGATCAAGATGCGCTTGCTGACGCCGGCAATGCTGATTGGAGCAACATCCGTCATGGTCACCTGCGTCGATGACACATAGGTCGCGATCGTGGTCTTGTGCGGCGGAACCGGGGCACCGAACACAGGCGTTCCCAGCGTCGCTGCTACGCCGGGTGATCCGCCCGTAAGGCCCGCTGTAGTCTGCGCTGTAGTGTATGCTGTGCCCTGCGCTGTCACCCATATTGCGCCCACGCCGTAGGATAGGTCCACGGTCGGAGCGGTGGCGCAAGATGCGCCGTAAGCCGCAACGGCCGTTGGCCCCGCCAATGCGGTGAACTGTCCAGCCGACGCCACCACGAGCGCGCCCGACAACGTGCCACCACCACCCACCGTGCCGGTGATCTTGGCAGGCGTGCCGGTGCCGGTGATCCCGACCACGAACTCGGCGGCACCCGGCGTGCAGCCAGACCCGGCGCCATTGACTGTCGCGCTGATGACCTTCATCAGCGCGGAACAGGTTGCACCGCTGCCGACCGTTGCCGCATCAGTGAGCGCGCACGTCGGGACAGACGTGTAGCCGCTCCCCGCCGTAGAGGTTGGCACGGTCAAAACAGGACCTGTCGTAGCAGCCACACCCGCGTTGCCGATCACGATAACCTTACCAACGTCGGCCGCCGTGAACAGCGCGGACCCGACCGTCAGCGTGGCGTTGGATGCGGTTGTCGTCACCGTCGCGTCTGTCAGGACGCCATCGCCCTTTGCACCCGTAACCGCGCCGTATCCGTCTTTTACGTTGGTCAATTCTCCGAAGCGGACGGCGAGTGACCTGGCAGTGATCGTGTCGGTTGATTTGACGGTGCCGCCAGACAGATTGCCGGACTGTGCCCACGCAGGCGAGGCAATCAGCAACGCCGCGAGAATATAACGGATCATGTGAGCCTCAACATTTTAAAATTCCCGTTCCGGTATTCTTCCCCCAACTCGACGCCGCCCGCGGCTGCCGCGGCGTCGTCGTCGTAACTGGGCGCCAGATGGAGGTTACTGCGAACTGCTCCCGTGATCACAACCGAATCAGTCCACGCGGAGCCGCTGTAATGTCTAAATGACGCAGTCGAGATGTCGAACGCGACCAAGCCGACGATTGGCGTGAAATACACCCACGCGCCGTTGTCCCATGCCGCGATCTGGCCCTCCTTGGTCGCCCAAGCTCCGGTGGCGGTCGCCGCGATGATGTACCGCGCGCCATCGGTCGGGCTACCTGGTGGCGCCGTCGTCGTTGCGTTGACGACCGCGCACCCAAGCAAAAAATTCAGCTTTTGCAGGGACGCGTTAACGCCCGTCGACCACCCGGTTTCGCCTGGTGTCATGCCGTAAAAGAGACCCAGCGCCGGTCCGTTACTGCCTGCCATCCTATGATCCTCCGCCCCAGTTGTTGCCCCAGTCGTAGCCCCACCCGTTGCCGCCTACGAATATCGCATGGAAGATCGTGTGAGCCGGCGCGACCTCTTGTATCTCGCAGGTGACGGATGCGTCGATGATCGGCGAGTAGGACGACGCGTGCATCCACCAGACAAACGCCCAATCATTCGAGTAGAGCGGCCAGTCGACCGTGTCGATGCCGACCCTGAAAGGTGCGAACGTCTCGATCGTGGCGTCGGTGTAACCGTATGTCGCCATGATGTTCAGGAAGTAAGCCTTCGACGCGCAGCCGGTATCCGCCAGCTTCGCGCGCACCAGCACCTGGCGGTCCTCGACCGTCGTTCCGAGCGGCGTGCAGTCGTTCGGCAGCCCGAGCGTGGCCTCCCATTCCGGCAGCAGCGACACCGCCGTGCCAGGGAACGCGTCGACGAGCAGCGCGTTCGCCGCTGCGTGGTTGCGCGCTGGGGTGCCTGCCAGCGCCGACAGCGCGCGCATCATCAACGAGCCAGGCTCCTTCGGCCACACCTCGCCGGTTGGCAGGAGGTTGGCCAGAGCCCGCGCGAAATCCGAGGCGGTGAAGGAAGGGGCTGGCATCAGCTGTAAGTGATCACGCCGACGGTCAGCAACGAGCCGGCCGCAGGGGTGACCGGCCAGGAGCCGCCGAGGGAGAACGATACGACACCGTCGACCGCCAGGATGGCGGCATCCACGTCGGACTGCGCGACAGCGATGTCGGCAAGCGGCGATCCCTTCCGGACCAGAAGGTCTGCCAGCGCGACCGCGATCGCTGCGCGGATCGGAGCCGTGTCGGGATCGAGACCGATGATCGAGAACGCGAGCGGCTGTGCCACCGGTGCCAGGACATAGACGAGCGCCTCGACGTTCTGCAGCGGCCAGATCGCGTTGGCCACGGTCAGCTGGTCGCCGGTCGCGGTACCGGGATCCCGCGTCTCCTCGGTCGCCACCCCGTTGGTCCCCTGCGGGAACCCGTTATGCGCCGACTGCGCAACGTCGAGCATCACGTACACGACGACGGTTCCGGGGCCGACACCGTTGCGCGATGTCCACGCACGCGTGATGCCGGAGACCGCCCGCGCCCAGGCGACATAGTCGGCGGCTGAGCCGCCATGCGCTGGACTGGCGAACGCTGCGAGCATCCGGTCGCGCAGGCTGTCGTCGGACTCAGCCTCGGCACCGCCGGTGATCGCGCCAGCAGCTGCACCAACCGAGGTGACGCCGGCGATCGGGTTCGAGATGGTCAAGGGAGTCGACGCGTCGGCATTTCCATCCGAGCCGGTCGCCGGCGCTGCGAGGGACGTCGACCATGCGACGATCGGAACGGTTGCTGTGCTGCCTCCGCCGATCGTCCCGGATGCGGTCGTCTGGTATGTGTAACCGTCACCACGCGCCATCAGCGTCCCGGCGGGGATGGGCGTCGTGGGCGTCCCGGAGAACGTCGCAGACCCGGTCGCAGCAGTGGCTGCCGTGCGGGTGATACCAGGCAGCGCCGCCCATGCCTCGAGCCATTCCGCAGCGGCGGTGAACGGCACGGCCATCCGCGATATCCAGTCGAGGTAGCCATAGTGCAGGTGGGCCAGGCCTGCCATCACCCAGGCCAGCACGCGCAGGACGGAGCGCCGCAGCAGCCCGTCAGCGTTGGGCAGGTCGGAACTGTTGATGTCCGAGATCGCGTCTGCCCGCAGTTGCGTCAGGGTCGGCCTGGGCCACGGCATGTGTTTATCCCTCCATTTGCCAGACGAACGCGTACCGAGCGGCCGGGCCTGGTCCCTGCCGCACCACCACCTGGATGCCGATCGAGGTGCGGCCGTACCATTGTGCTCCTACCACGACCTCCTCCGCGACATTATCGTCGACCAGCCATTGGAGCGCCTCCGAGCACGCGTCGCGCACGTCGGCCAGTGTCGTTTCCGTTTTGACCGCGCGATAGAACTGCCAGAGGCGAGAGCCGATCGGGTGCGCGAGGTCCTCGTAGATATCCGCCCACCAGCCGCGCTTGTCCTCGACCTGGTCCTGCGTCTGGAAATCCGGCGACGCAGTGCGGTGCGTGAACAGGGAGACGAGGATGGCCGTTGCCAGGTCGTGGCCCTGCTCGAGGTCGGGACCATCCGATGGTCCAATCGCCGCGGCGCTCCTGCGTGTCCCAGGTAACTCCGAATGTCGCTCATTGCTGTTCCGTCGGCGGATCGGACGTTGCGGTGAAACCACCTGCCTCGACACCTGGTACCGGGTGGTGGTGGGAGTTGTAGACTTCGCGCGACGCCTCCATCGACAAGCCATCGCTGTCGCAGCGGTCGACGATGTCCCCGGTCACTTCCAGGAGCGGCGTGTCCATCCGCACTTTAACCGAGGCGTTGATCGTGACCGTGCCTGCGTTGACGATCGTGACGTCGTCGCCGGCCGCGTCGATGATCACGCCAGCGGCCGCGAGCTGCACGCGCCGGCCGCGCTGGTCGTAAAGGCACGAATCGTAGGGGCCCAGGTTTCGGGGCCTGCTGGCCTTGTCGCCGGCAGCGAACGCGACGCCAGCCCCCCGGTCACCGCCCAGGAACATCGTCAGAACGTCGGTGCCGACCGGCGGCACGGAGGCGTAACCATAGTCCTGCAGCCTGGTCACCGCGTCCTGGAGCTCGAGCGCGGAATGACGAAGCTGGAGCGTCTGCACTGGGCCCCCCTCGCCCGGCGCCTGAGTCGTGCGGCTGAATGCGAACATCCCATTGATGCGCAACGTCAGCGCGCGCACTGCCGCCTCGAGCACCTGGATGCGTGCGCGATCGTCGCTCATTACGGCCCGCCCCCTTCTGCCTCATTGAGACCCTGCTGCACCTGCCAGTCGAACAGCTGCATCGGCGTCGGCGCAGGAAGGAATCCGTCGCGCGGCATCACCATGAGATCGGTCTGCGTGCCCTGGTGCGACTTGCGATAGGTCACGGCTCCGATCAGCCACTTTCTGTCGACCACCTTGAGCGCGGGAATATTCACCTCGACCAGGTGATTGACTGCCCACAGCTTGCCATCCGAGTCGCGCCAGCCTGGCACCGTCACGGATACCGCCTGCGAGCGTCCGATCCTGCGTGCCAGTTCCCATTCCGCCTAGGGCCTTGCCGATGTCGAATTCCGGCGAAAGCTGGGGCGAAACGATGATGCGCGGCCGGTACCGCGGCATGGTCGGGTCTTTCGCGAACGCGCGCTGGTTGGCTGCATCGCCGAGTTCCGCGAACCGCGCCAGGGGATTGTAGACCACGAGGTACTGAGAGAACCGCTGGTCGATCCCGAACATCACGGTTGCAGATTCGATGTTCACACCCTGCACCAGGCCGGACGCCATTTCCTCGGTCCCGATCTTGTCCAGGACCAGCCGCCCTTCCGCGTCCTCCCAACAGATAAACCGCGCATATCGCGCGACCCGATCGATGACCTCGTAAGGTGTTTCGCCCAGCGCAACGGCGAACGACGGGATCACCGGGCCCGGGTCGCTGCCCACCAGCCGGGTCTTGATGCCGTGCGGCCGGCACAGCCGCTCCGCCAGCTGGGCGAACGACGCCGCGGAGACCTGCCCTCCGACGAGCTGCGCGTCGGTGAGGTCGGCAGAGCAGTCGACCAGGTCCTGGCCGCGGCCTCTGCCCTGGATCGCGATGTCGTGCTGCACCGGCGACGAATAGGTGAGGTTCACGCGATCGATGTATCCGGTGACCAGCAGGTCCTCGCCTGCCTTCAGCGTCACCTCCGCACCCGGCACAACCGGGATGGCGGTGGGCGTCGCGGGATACGGGTCGGCAGCGGTGAGCAGGAACGACGACGGGAAGCCCTCGATCGTGCGCGTGACGGACGCAGTCTTCCACCCGGTCAGCCGCTTGCCGTCGACCTCGATCGCCAGCAGGTCCGGGTCGTCGCTTTCCGTTCCGCTCATGCCGTGCTCCTCCTACCGCGCCAGCGCGTCAAATCGGGTCGGCAGGAACGCCGGGTGAGGTGGGTCAACACCTGCCACCAGCTCATTCGCGCGCCTCGCGTCCTGGTATAGCCGATGTGCCAGCGTCAGCGCCGGCATCGGTGCAGCAACGGATACGGTCTCCACCAGCTCGAGCGATCCCCCGCGCGACATCAGGTCAGCCACGATCGCCCCCCGCAGGTCCCGGAGCGCCTGGTAGGCATCGTCGTCCAGCGCGTCACCTGCCGAGGTGATCTCGACGTCCATCGCCGTCGTGACGCGCAGCATGGTCTCGACCGCGTCTGCCTGGCTGCTGGGCTGATAGGACGCCACAGCGGTGGCGAGCGCATAGGCTGCCGCCTGCCGGGCTGCTGCCGAAACCGCATCCCGCATCGTCGCCATGGCAGAGCCGATCGTCGACGTCCCGGTCGGGTCGTCGTAGGTGAACGCAGTCAGCGGCAGCAGCACGCGTATCTGGTCGGCAGGGTCCACCAGG